TAGGAAATTGCTTCATTATGTGTGCGATGGTGCACGCTTACGCTAAGGAGAGAAATGTGGAGATAAAGTTGATGAATAACGGTGATGATTGTGTGGTGTTTATGGAGTCGTATGAGGAAGCAAGGTTTTTGGACGGGCTTGACGCCTGGTTCCTGGAGAAAGGCTTTCGAATGACTACAGAGAAGCCAGTGTACCAACTACCCGAGGTGGAGTTTTGCCAGATGCACCCTATACGATATGGGGACGGCAATATTACCATGGTTCGAAATATCCCTGTGGCCTTGCGCAAGGATTCCCTAATCACAGTGCCTGTGTCCAAAGAGCGAGAGCTCAAAGCGTGGATGTCGGCTGTCGGGCAGGGTGGACTAAGCCTCGTTGGTGGAATACCAATCATGCAAAACCTATACCGCCGCCTCACGGAACTGGGGTGTGGTGTCCAGACAAAGGTCGCTGCGGAATTGCAGCGAAATAGCGGAATGCACCTTTTGTCATTTGGAGTCAACAAAGAGTTTATGGAGCCTACGCCGGAGTCGCGGTTGGACGTGATGATCGCCTGGGGAATCACCCCAGATGAGCAGGTCGCGTTTGAAAAGTATTATGACAAGTACACTGTCGAAGATTACAAACCAACCGGCGTCGATAGGCTTACCAATCACAATGTCCTATTCCATTGCCTATCACGGTAGATACTGCGGCCCTGGGTGGTCTGACGGCAAATATCAGCCGTCCGTTTCGAGTGGGCAAACACCCATTGACGAGTTTGACTCTACGTGCGCTGCGCATGACGCGGTCTATTCAATGACTGCCGATAGCAGTGCACTTACAGAGGCTGACTACCACTTCTTTCGCCAGAATTGCTGCCTGGAACCTAAAAGGTTACTCGCCGCGGCCTTGGTGGGAGCGCAAGGCGCCCTCCGGGGGCTCGATAGTTCTATCACCAATACCACTATGCAAAAACGATTGCGCGGATCAGCGCCAAAACAACCAAAGACTGCCGCAAAGGCAGCACCAAAGAACCCCAAGTCCTCTGTGACACTTAGCACCGTACCAGCAGCTTACGGATTTAGCTTGAAAATGGCACCACCAAAGGTATCACGTCGTGGAGACGTGTCAATCATTAGTGGCAGTGACTTTGCCGGTAGTGTTATGACACAAAATACCGCAAATTACCAGCCAGGATCTTCAGTGCTTCTTAATCCAGTGTATTTCCAAAACGCAATGTTGGGTTCACAAGCCCGCGCGTATGAAAAGTTTAGATTTACACGAGCTATAATTGAGTATATTCCATCAGTACCAACCAGCGTACAGGGCCAATTGGTCATGTGCGTTTCACGTACAGTCAAAGAACCATTTTTCGATGGTTCATCATCCACCTTCCTAAGTCGGGCGTTATCACAAGGCAATGCAATTGCCACGCCACTTTGGAAGGAAACATATTTAGAAGTGCCGTGCGACGGCGAGTGGAATGTAGTGGACACACTACTAGACGGAGACCTGGATGATAGCATCCAAAATGAGGTCCAATGTTACACTTTTGCCGCAACAACGTCCACATCAGGCATTCTCATGTTGCATTACACTATTGAGTTTAAAGACCCACTTTACACATACCATCCTACATTAATTCCGGTACCAATGGGTAACGGAGCATATGGAACGCTAGTCGATGCCGCTGCCGCAAATGCGGTTAATTCAGCGGTGTTGTTAAACAATTCCATAGGCCTTAGCTTCTCAGCCGGAGCAGGGTCAGTGTATCGTTTGATATTTAGGCAGGAGGCAAGTACCTTGCCAGCCGGGCCAACTAATTGGGCAAATGTGGCAGCCGTTGAGACAACTAATGCCACCAACTCTAGCAGCTTTGCAACTGCTTTCACATCTATTTCATTAACTGACGGAACAACTTTATACGGCCTTTTCAACAATGGGGTCGTAGCTCTCTACACCTCGTACGAAGGCGCAGTCGCAGGAATCAACTCGGATCTTGTGGTGCATAACACCGCCACCACTACGGCAGGCACCTGGGCGTTTATAGGGGCGCTAGTACGCATTGGGTCAGCCCTCCGCGTAACCAGCCAATAATAGTCCATTTACGTTGAACAGTTCCGGTGTATCTAGCGGTACACCAGTTGGAAGAATACATATTTTCATTATAATAATAATAAATAAACAAATAAACAACAATCTTAGGTAACAAGTAGGAAATAGGGTTGTGGTAGTGGCTCGTTAGCATCGAGTGTCAGTACCGCTTGCGTTCAGGGCTGGTAACCCTGGCCACATCCCTTCCATGCTATGCTTGGTATCATTCATGTCTTGATAAGTTCATTCTTCTAGCGCTGGTATAATCATATATAAAACCCAACCACCCTGGGTATCAGGGAACTCTTCCGATTGCTAGCGGAAGTTTTATCTCGCACAGAGTGCGAGTGGCCTCGGGACCGATTGTGCGAACAATCGGGGGCATCCTCGGGGGCTAAGCAAACAGTAGCT